TGTTATCCGTATCCTTGATCTCTACAAGATGGACAAGGGACTAACTCCTGCGGCTAAGAAAGCTAACGCTAAGGATGCTGCTTCTGACGTAAAGTCTAAACGTAGCGCACCCTCTATTGATGCTGACGGAGAAGGTAAACGTTTCTCAGAGTCCCAGATTAAGAAGGAAAGTGACGCTTGGTTTGAGAAGAACTACGACAAGATTATAGAGTCTCAGCGCACTGGTAACTTTGTATACGATCTTTCGTAACAACCCCTTGACAACTTAACTCGTATAAGTATAACTACCGGTACCAAGAAGGAAACCCAGGCGACTGATACTTTCCACTTGGTACCGAATTTTAACACTAAGCTTAATCTTTGTAGATAGAACTACCTGCTAAAGTACGGGCCTTTGATCTTCTTAGCGGAAGAGATAACACCCCAGAAACAACCAGCCTCTACTGTACTCATATAAGCTATCATACCTTATAATTAAATATATCCTGGAGGATAATGATATGGCTTTTGCATCAGCATCAGGTCACGGTAACCTACCTAACGGTAACTTTAGCTCAGTAATCTATTCTAAGAAAGTACAACTTGCTTTCCGTAAGTCTACTATCTGCAGCGACATTACAAACAGCGACTACTTTGGTGAGATTGCAGCTCAAGGTGATACAGTACGTATCATCAAAGAACCTGAAATCTCCGTAAGTGAGTACAAGCGTGGCACACAGATTGCCGCTCAAGACTTGGACGACGAGGACTTCACACTGGTCATCGACAAAGCTAACTACTTTGCTTTCAAGACTGACGACATCGAGACAGCTCACTCCCATGTGAACTTCATGGACTTGGCTACTAACCGTGCGGCTTACCGCTTGGCTGATAACCACGACCAAGAGATTCTTGCTTACATGTCTGGTTACAAACAGACTACTAAACATGCAAACGGTAGTGCAGTAAACACAGATGTCAACGGCACGAAGGCTGTAACCACAGCTGGCTCTGACGAGATGTTGACTTCTATGAAGTTGATCAAAGGTGGCTTCGGCAACATTACAACTTCTTCTGCAGGCGATCACTCTATCCCTGTTGCTGCTCGTTTGCCAGGCGCTACCGCTCTACCAACAGCCTACATCTCTCCTGTGATGATGGTTAACCGTATGGCTCGTAAGCTTGACCAACAGAACGTTGACAAGGCTGGTCGTTGGATCGTAATTGATCCTATCTTGATGGAAGTTCTCATGGACGAAGACTCGCGCTTCCTCAATGCTGACTTCGGTGACTCTGGTGCTCTGCGTAACGGTTTGGTTCTTTCTAACTGGAACGGCTTCCGAGTCTACCAGTCTAACAACCTTCCTGTAATTGGTGGTGGTGCCGGTACAACTGGTACAGCTAACCAAAACACAGACTTCGGTGTTATCATCGCTGGCCATGACTCTGCAGTAGCAACCGCTGAGCAGATCAACAAGACAGAAAAGTATCGTGACACTGACTCGTTCGCTGATATTGTTCGTGGTATGCACTTGTATGGTCGTAAGATTCTACGTCCAGAAGCTCTGGTGTCTGCCAAGTATAACCTTGCCTAAGAGTACTGAGGCTCCCTAACGGGGGCCTCTGCTTTGTCATACATATAAAGGATTAAGAATATGGCTCTATCTACTTCACTAAAGTCTAAGACCTACATGGTCGAAAAGACTGTAACAATGGGGATTGCCTCAGGTACCGTAGTCGGTCCTGCTGTTCCTGCTGGTACTGTAGTCTCCTCAGCTGGTATTGAGTTCAATGCTGCTGCTGGTTCCGCAGGTACTTCCTACACAGTCGCTGTCGGTGACGGCACCACTGCAAACCTTGCTGCTGTAACGGCTCAAGCTAAAGCTGCTGGCACTGTCCTTGGTGGCGTTGTCCCTAGTTTCGTAGCTGCTGCTGACACTATTGACGCTGTACAGGCTGTCTCTGGTTCTGGTCTTGTAGCTGTTGAAGCTCGTATCTGGGCTGTAGTAACTGACGTTAACCCGAACACACTTGATGCTGCTGAAGTATCCCGCGATACTCTAGCCTAAACAAAACCAGAGGCTACCCTTGCTTAAACACAGGGGTAGTCTCTTCTTATTTTACAGACGCAGTTACGAAGAACAAGAAACCTAAAGGAAGATAAAATATGTCATACGACTACCTAGGTCTTGTTAACGACGTTAACGGCATGGTTAATGAAACCCCCTTAACCACATCCAATTTCGCTCTTTCTGTGGGGTTCTACTCTACAGTTAAGGAAGCCATTAACTCTGCTATACGTGAGCTGAACCAACAAGCGTACCACTGGCCACACAATCACGTTACATACAACGAGACACTTACAGCTGGGACCAGCAGATACGCTTTTCAAGCCGACGCTAAGGTTATTGATTTTGGAACCTTCCGTGTACAGGAAGACGCAGCACTAGGTAACGCGACACACCTGTTGTCCCACATAGACTACGACGACTACCTCAGCCGTTACATTGACTCTGAGTACACCTCTGATACCACAGACCGTACTGTTCCTCGTTTTGTAACTCAGGCTCCTAACCTAGAGTACGTTCTCTACCCTAGCCCTGACAAAGCGTACACACTCTCTTACGAGTACTTTAAACTTCCTGTTGATCTGACAGCGCACGGAGACATACCTTCTCTTCCAGTTGCTTTTAGACATATTATAGTTGACGGCGCGATGGTTCATGTGTATAATTTCAGGGGAGACACCGAGACAGCAGACCGTATCAACGCTCGGTTTATAAATGGTATTGAGAACATGCGTAAAATCTACATTAATAGTGATTACAACTATATGAGAGACACACGTATTACTCGTAGGTCTTCGTATGGAACTAAGACTGGGGAACTCTAATGGCTACACAGTGGGATACATTCCCTATTGAGCTCTCCGGTGGACTCGTATCTAATCTCTCAAGACTACAGCAAGGGTTGAAGCAACCAGGGTCAGCAAGAGTATTACAGAACTTTGAGCCATCCATTAAGGGTGGCTATCGGCGTATCAACGGCTTTACTAAGTATGACGGGGCAGCTGTACCCGCTTATGGTTCTGTTGTTACTCAGGGTTCGGGGCAGACAGGGACTATACTCTTTGTATCTGACGTACATGAGACACCGGTTATCAATGACACCTTCACTATAGCTGGAGTCACAGGGACGTACACAGTCTCTAGTGTGTCTTTCAGCTCAGCCAACAAGACAGCCACGTTAACTGTTTCCCCTGCCCTTGGTTCTTCTCCTGCCGACAAAGCAGCCTTGACGTTCACTCTTGGTCAGTCTCGTATTGAAGGTGTTTACTACTCTTCAGTCGAGAGCACAGCCTACGTGCTTCGTGGAGGGACAGTCTGGACTAGCGATACTTCTGGTTGGACCAAGGTAAGCACTCCGGACTATGGTTCTCCTCTCGTAAACGCAGGGTCACAGACAGGGACAACCCTAGCTGTTGATGCTCTGGGCAGTGATACTTATAAACCTCAGATAGGTGACACCTTCAGTATCGCTGGTGTAGAGCTTGTGTATACGGTCACAGCTGTTCCTTCTGTATCTTCTGGTGCTGGTGACCTCGCTATTACCCCCGCTCTTGATACATCTCCTGCTGATAACGCTGCTCTTACCTTTCTTAGCTCCTCGCACTCAGGGGGTGTTAAAGCCAGGTTCACTCGGTTTAACTTTGATGGCACACCTAAGGTGGTTATGGTAGACAACACCAACAACCCTGCTGTCTTCACCTTGTCGTCCTACAAGACTCTTCAGACTAGCTCTGACGTTACTGGTGCTTCTTTTGTAGAGGAGTTTAAAGATCATTTGTTTTTCTCTAAGGCAAGCCTAGTTACATACACAGCTCCGTTCAACGAGAATGACTTTACCGCAGGCAATGGGGCAGGAAACTACAGGCTTACCTCTCCTTGCTCTGGCCTTATTACTTTTCGTGAGCAGCTTATTAACTTCTCAACAACAGACATACGAAAACTACAGGGTTCAAGTCTAGCTGACTTCGCTCTCACATCGGTCACAAGAGACACTGGCTGTATTCTTGGGGACACTGTACAGGAAGTAGGAGGGGACATCTTGTTCCTAGGTCCTGACGGTGTTAGGTTCCTTGGTGCTACTGCACGTATTGGTGACTTTAACTTATCCCTTGCGTCCCGCCAGATACAGACAGACTTCTCAAGTTTCATTGATACTTCTTCGGACTACTGTACAGCTGTGATCAGAGAGAAGAATCAATACAGGCTCTTTAAGTATAAAAAGGTAACGGCTAAAGAAACCTCTCCAGCTTTTGTTGGTGTCCAGTTTGCGGACCAAGATGGACAAAGCATTAACTGGTCATCTCTTGAAGGTATCAAAGCTTACCGTGCTTCATCAACGTATGCTGCTGGGGTAGAGGTTTCTCTGTTTAGTAACGACGATGAGTACCTGTACACTATGGAGTCAGGTGACACCTTTGACGGTGTGTCTATCCCTTCAAGACTTTACACCCCTTACATGGCTATCACAGACCCTTCAATCAGAAAGACAGCGTACAAAGCTACGACTTACTTCGACACAGAAGGGACTGTGCTTGGTACTCTTTCCCTGAAGTACGACTTTAATCAACCAGGTAAGATACAGCCAAACCCTCTGGCTCTACTCGGTGGCGGCACCTTTGCGTACTATGGCTCAGCTACTTACGGTTCGAGTATATACGGCGGCCAACCCGATACAAGGATAGATATGTTGACGGTAGGCTCTTTCTTCACAATCAGCCTGCAGTACGAGTTTGAAGGTGGCGCACCCTTTGTGTTAGACACCGTTATGTTAGAGTTCTCTACTGAGGACCGTAAATAATGAATAAGAATAGAGGAAAAGTTTAATGGCTGGATACGTAAGAACCGATACATCAAATAATATCGTTGACCTAGGTATTATTAATGCAGCTGACTTAGACGGAGAGTTTGACGCTCTTGCAGCAGCTTTTGATAGCTCGTCAGGACACACCCACGACGGAACCCTGGCTCAAGGGTCTCCTATCACAGTTGTTGGTCCTGCTCAAGACTTCGTAGCTGATGCTGCTTCTTTTAAAACAAAGACAACTAGCACGTATACTCTAGGGACACCCTCTGTTCGTTGGTCTACAGGCTACCTTGACAACCTTGTGTTAACCACAGCTCTCCCAGTTTCACAAGGCGGCACAGGGTCTACCACCGCTGAAGGAGTTCGATCAGCTTTTGGTGTCGTCATTGGTACAAATGTTCAGGCATACTCGTCCTTACTCACAGAGCTTAACCAAAGCCTTGTCAGCGGTGCTGCCCCAACCTTTGGCGTTGCCAACATGACACTTGACGACACTAACCTTGTCGTTACAGACTCTACGAACTTGCAGACGTTTGCCGAGGGTGTTGACAGTGCTTTACTGAAGGCTAGAGGGACTGGTGTCACAAGCACGTATGTTTCTTCTGTAGCAATCGGTGGGACTACATTCGCGCAGCCAGCCGTTAGTGGTGAGATATCTAGCGACGAAGGCTATTTCTCAGTCAGCTACGCAGGTGCAACAGGGGTAACCATTGCAGACCTGACATCGACTTCGACTTACGTTTATATTGATAAAGCAGGCGCGCTTCAGCAGCAGACGACAATCCCCACTCGGCAAGACTGGGCGCGTAAGATGTTTACAATGCGTATTGGTGTGGATATCACTGCTGGGACCATTCTTGGTTTCGAATACCTAAACAACCCAATCGGTCACTACGCAAACAGCATCCGTGATTTGTACACTTACCTTCTGGCCCAAGGGATACCGCTCAAGAAAGATCAAACGGTTACTGGCCGCGCTGGTGACTTAGGCTTTGATGTATCCGCTGGTAGCTTAATGGAGTTTGGTGGTACTGGTGACATTAACAACGCCAACATCAAAAGTTTTAACGCAGTAGCAAACGCAAGCTACACACTGCTCTCAAGAACAGCGCCTGTTTCCGTTCAGACGGACCTTCAAAAGTATTGGGACAATAACGGAACGATCACGGCGCTCGGTTCGACTACGTTGGTCGGCCATAGGTTGTACCGTTATTCTGACGGCGCTTTTGCTATTCAATATGGCCAAGGCAATTACGCTAACATGGCGCTTGCAAGAGCGGGTGTGGTTTTAGAAGATTACGTCCTGAACCCTTTATTGAAAGACGCCACGTTCTTTGGTTGGTGGCTGATTGAGTCTACTGCTACAAACACAGGCGGAACAACTCTAACTGAT